GTTTACGTCAACATGAAGGCGATGGAATCCGTGTCGTTTGTGGGAGACGAACTGGCGCGTATTTTTCCTGCTGGCACCGATGAGGAGAATCGGCAAGGATGGTTTGAAGTGAAGGATCGGGTGAGCATCGAGGCGTTACGTGCTTGGCTCGGCGGGGGGTGATTTATGAAGTGGCTGAGGTTATTCGTGGTGCTCTTGTTGCTTTGGAGCGGGGCGCTGGTCTGGGTCGTGTGGCCCAGGACGAGAGGGAAGCCGCCGCATTGGGTCGCCCCGATCAAGGTATTGGATACGCCGTTGGGTCCGGTGTATTCATCGGGGGAGTTGTATGAGAACCCGGAGCCGGCGTGGGTCAAGAAGGGGATTCCGGTATCGGTGTGGAAGCTGGTGGAGCGGCCGGCGACGTCCGTGTCCAAGAAGGCGGTGAAGCCATGAAGTTACCGTGGCAGTTTTGGGCGAGTTTTGGCGGGTTCATGTTATTGTTTGGGGGGATGTTGGCGGGACTCATTGTGGTGACGCCCCGGACCTGCGATCTGCTCGATCCGGTGATCCGGGCCGAAGTCCAGGGGATTTCGGTCGAGGAGGCGGAGGTAGCCATTGCCATAGAGCTTGGCGTCCTGCGCGGCGCGCATAATGTGTATGAGTGGGATGGGATCGAGACGGGGGTGGATTGGGGCTGGGTGCCGTGGTGGGAAGAAGCACGCTGGGAGTGGTGGCGGCTGGAGTATGGGCTCACGCCCCCCGAGGAGGAAGAAGCATGGGATCAGTTGATGGCGAATCCACCGGCCGAGGGGATATGGCTGGAGTGGTGACGGAGGTTGCCACGGAGCGCTGGAAGACCTGGCAGGTGAGCTTTACGGGAACTATGGAGGAGTGGCTGGAGCACATGGGTCTGGTGCAGCCGGATCATGTGGTGGGTGAGTGATCTTTTTCTTTAACAGGCGAGGGGATGATGTTTCGACATGCGCTTTCGTTTGTGCTCGGGGGCCTGGCGGTGAGTCTGTCTCTCAGCCGCCCGCTGGATAAGACTCCCGAGCCGCCGTTGCCGGCTGCTGCCGTCCCGGAGGCGGTGGTGCCGCCGGCGGCGGTGGTCCAGGTGGCCTTGGGTTGTGGGGGTGATTTTCAGGCCCCCGAGGCGGTCAAGCCGGCGGCGCAAGTGACCGGGGCCACGCCGGCAGCGCCGGCAGCCGCGCCGCAGTTTTGCGTGCCGCTCCTCGGCAGTCAGAGTTATGCCGCCTCGCCCTATGCGGGCTGTACCGGCGCGCAGAGCTTCTTCGTGGCCGGGGGGCCGCAAAGTTACGGCGCGCCGGGGCTCAATTTCTTCCGGGTGCGCCGCCTGGGGCGGCGGTCGTTTGCCGGCTCCTTCGGGGCCGGCCGCAGCGGCTGCTGGTGAAAGGACCGCATGTTGCTCCTGGACGCGCCGGACTTGACCAAAAAACAGGCGCGCTTTGTCTGTGAACTGGCGCTCTACCAGGCCGAACATGGCTATCCCCCCAGCCTGCGCGAACTGAGCCGGAAGCTGAACCTCAAAAACGTCAACGCCGCCGTGGGCTATCGGGATCGTTTAGTGAGGAAGGGCTGGGTCACGGTCTGCCCCAAGCAGGGGCGGACGCTGCGGCTGGTCAAGCCGCTGCGCTGGCGGGAGGTCGAATGAACGAGCCCACCGAGCCCACCGATGAGCAGATCGAGGCGTACCTGCGGCGACGGGCCAGGTCCGCCACCCTGGCGTACCTGCGGGAGAAATTCCCGCAGGTGCCTAGCCTCAAGTACCGCGCTGTGCTGATTGATGAGAGTTGGGCTCGTGAAGATTTGCTGCGCCTCATCGGCGTGCTCTACGGTTATATGAACCCAGACGCTTGGCCGGACTTGAACCAATGATCGGCTTTTACGTGGGTGAGCGGGCGGTGGCGGTCTGCGATTCCTGTGGCATCGTGCTGTCGGGCTATCGGCTCCAGGACGCGCCGCCCTCTGCCCGGCAGCTGTTTGGCGAGTATGGCTGCTGTCCGCGCTGCGATGCTCTGTTGGCAAGGCTGCGGCGAAAGAGTAAGCTAACGACGTTGACCCGGCGTTTCCTGAGCAGGGATGCAGGGTGATGTGGTCCGATCCAAAAAAGCCGACGTGGACCTGGATCGTCTGTGTGCAGCCGCTCAACGTGCCCGGTGGGTACTTCGACGGTTCCGCCAGGAGCGTGCCCGCGCCGTTCAGCTTTATCTGGGAGGTCACTGGTCAGATGAGGCGTCCTGGGAAAAGCAGCCCGTTAATCTCATCAGCCTTTATTGTCAAATCGTCGGGCGGAATCTCATCGCCAAGAACCCTCGGGTACTCCTAAGCACCTTCGACAAGCAAAACAAGCCGGCGGTCAGCGCCATGCAGTCATGGGCGAACCGCGAAATCCAGCACATGCGGCTGGCCAACACCTTGCAGCGGGTGGTACTCGATGCGTTATTCTCTGTTGGTATCTGCAAGGTGGCCCTGGCGACCCCCTCTGATGCTAGTCTGCTCAGCTGGAACCTACGTGCTGGCACACCATTCTGTGAGCGGGTCGATCTCGATGACTTCGTTTTCGATGTTCATGCCCGAGATTTCAGCGAGTGCTCCTACCTTGGCCACCGCTACCGAGTACCGCTGGATTCCATTCGAGATTCCTCCCTCTACGGCAAAGCGCGTAAGGATTTGCCTGCTTCGACCGATTCCCCCTACAACCTAGAAGGCGACGAGCGCATCAGCGCCTTGTTGCGGATGCCGTACTCCGTCGATTCGGAGGAGTACGAGGACATGGTGGACCTGTGGGAGTTTTACCTGCCGAGGAAGCGGGTGGTGGTCACGGTCCATGACGATCATCTGACCGGGGCCTCGGACACCTACACGGGTTACGGCAAGGCCGTGGCGCTGCGGCAGCAGAACTGGATCGGCGACGATCACGGCCCCTATCACATCCTCGGCTACCAGATGGTGCCGGGCAACTGTATGCACAAAGGCCCGATCCAGGACCTGATCGACCTGCACGAAAGCTGCAACCGCGCTTACCGCAAGCTGGAGCGCCAGGCGGCGCGCATGAAAAGCATCATGGCCGTCGCCGGCGGGGCCATGGAGGACGGAGCCCGCACCCAGCAGGCCAACGACGGCGATATTGTCCGCGTCGATAACCCCGAGCGGATGCGCGCCGTGGCCATGGGCCAGGAACTGATGCAGCCCCTCACGGCCATTGCCGTGCATTTCAAGGACATTTTCATGACCGTGGCCGGCAACCTGGAGGCCCTGGGCGGCTTAGCCCCGCAGGCCAAAACGCTCGGCCAGGACCAGATGCTCACCAGCAACGCCTCGGCCGGAATGCAGTCGATGCAGCAGGAGACGATTGAGTACGTCAGCCAGGTCATGAAAAGTTTGTGCTGGTACTGGTGGCATCATCCGACCCAGGTGATGCGCTCGAAGTACCAGGTGCCGGGAATGCCCGAGACGAGCATTACCCGCCAGGTAACGCCGCAGCAGCGGATGCAGGCGCGCTGGAGCGACCTGGACATTGAAGTCGACCCCTATAGCCTGGCCCATCAGAGCCCGCAGCAGCGCCTGGCGGCGCTCATGCAGACCGTGCAGCAGGTCATCATCCCGATCATGCCCATGGCCCAGCAGCAGGGCATCAGCGTTGACCTGAACGCGCTGCTCCAGAAGATCGCCAACCTGGGGGACATGCCCGACCTGCCGGACGTGATTTCCTTCTCGGCTCCGCCGCAGGCCCAGGGCCAGCCGGCCGCGCCGGAAATACCGGGGGCAGCCAAGCCCGGCGCGACGACCCGCAACTATGTGCGCCGCAGCCTGGGCGGCGATACCGCCAATAACCGGGAGGCGACGATGCTCCAAGGAATGCTGCCGCGCATGAACGGTCAACAGAACAAGGGCGGGCAGCCGCCCATGGCAGGTGGCGTATGACGGGAAAGCTGGTCGGCGCTAAGTTCTTCCTCAAGGGCCCAAAGGGCTGGGAGGAAGTGACCGAGAAGGAATGGCGCAAGGTGATGCGGCCTCCCCCGCTGAACCTGACGGCAGGTGCGGGCCTGGTGGGCTGGAAGGCGCAGCATTCGGAGGCCCTGGCCGTCCACCCTCAGCAGATCAAGCAAGCTGCCGATGACGCGGCGGCGAAGGGGGTGCCGACCGACTTCGACGGGGCCGGACGGCCGATCCTGACGAGCCGTAGTCATCGGCGCGCCTACCACCTGGCCTACGGGGTCATCGACAAGGACGCCGGCTACTCCGATGCCCAGCCGGGGCAAAGCTGGCGGGACATTCCCAAGCCTTTAAGCGGCGAAGCGCTGGCGCAGGAATATGATTGGTGAAGGTTCAATGACCGACTGGAGTTCCCTCGGTGAAAACAGCGGCGGCGCATGTTAATCCAAGCCAGCCACTCAGGCGTCCAAGCCCTACCATGGCTTCTAGGCATGGTTTGTTCTCCCGCTACAAACTGTGTTTAGAGTGGCCGTGTGCCCCAGCAAGGCTCACGGCTGCTCGTATTTTAGGAAGGCCGGTGCATCACGGCTAACGAAATCACGCTCTCCATCCAAGTCTCGTGCAACAAGCCGCAGACCATGACGGCGGCGGTGGCCCGGCAGATGCTCAACCTGCTGCGCACCATGAGCAGCAGCTTTTGCACCTACGGCCAACTCCAGGCCAACAGCGTGGCCGCAACTAACTCGCCGATCTCCAACGCCACGCTGATCCCGATTTCCCCGCTGGTGGCCGGGGCTGCCTCCAACAGCAGCAACAATAGCGCCGTCGGAGTAACCAACACGCCGCACTACATGTGGTTGGCCAACATGGACACGACCACGAACTATATTCGCATCCTCGACGGCAACCAGTCGTCGGCGGTGGTTGCCGAGGTCGCTCCTGGTGATATTGGCATGATTCCGCTCTGGGGTGCGTGCAAGCCTTACGCCTACTCGCCAGCGCCCAGCCAGCAGCCGTATCTGGAGTATTTCATCATGGGCTATTGACACGAGCCGGGGGGCTTGCGTAGATTGCGGATAACCGAATCACCTGAGCAGGAGATTCGAGCAGGAGCCTTTGGCCGAGCAGGAAGCCACACCTAGCACGTCTGATACCACCCCCGCGCCGGCGCAGGCTGCGGCAGCAGCTGCGCCGGCCTCCTCCCTGGCCGATCAGTACGAGTTTGGCGAAGAAGCAGACAACAAATCCGTTACGCCAGGTACGGGTGCGGAATCTGGAGTGCCGGCGGTGGTAGACTCGCCGCCGGCCAACTCCAGTCAGCAGCCTCGTGACGCCAAGGGCCGCTTCCTGCCGCCCACGCCGGAAGCGCCGACTGCGGAACCAACGCCGCCCAGCCACCCGGCTGACCTGATCGACCGGGCCCTGGATTACGGCATTGCCGACGAGGATATTCGGGCGATGGATACGGCGGCGCTACGCGCCACGGTCCGCGCCGTCGAGAAACAAACCCGCGACCTGCGGGCTTCCAATCAAGCCTGGCTGGAGCGCCAACAAGCGATCCAAGGAGGCCAGGAGCGGGCGCAATCGCGTCAGGAGGGGTCGCAGAGTTCCTCCGCCTCCCCGGCGGAGGACTCTGCCTTCCAGCTGGAGACGGACGGCTGGGACGAAGGCACCCGCCAGCTGCTCCAGCCCCTCGTTGACCAGATCAACGCCCTGCACTCGGCATTAAAAACGACGAATCAAACCGTTGCCGGCGTGACCGGCTACGTTCGCCAGCGCGAAGGCGAGTCGATGCGGCAGCGCTTGGACCGGCATTTTGAAAAGTACCAAAGTCACGTCGGCAAGGGCAACTACGAGGATTTCGAGGACAACGATCCGCTGCTGTGGCGGCGGCGGCAGATTTTGCACCTGGCCGACCAGGACAAATCGAACCTGCCCATCGAGAAGAAAATCGACAAGGTAATTCGAGGTCTCTACGGCGAGGCAGCGGCCGCGCCAACGTCCTCCGCGCCCTCGCAGCGCGAGCAGGACTGGCAAGCGGCTGGCCTCGCCCGTCCTACGCAGCGCAACGGCCGGCCCGAGACAGGCAAAAACGTGGCCGTGCAGAACGTCGCCAGCCGTCTCCGCGACCTGGCCGGACAGTCGACCGAAACGGGCAATGCCGACGATAACGATTTCCTTTGAGACATGCGGCCGAGCAGGCAGGAAACTAATCCATGGCGATCACCCCGAACACCCCCAACGCCTTGACGGCGGCGAACCTGGGGGATTTGGTCAACACTACCCTGCGTGATCTCGGCAAGCCGCGCTTCACGGAAATTGCCACCAACCTCCAGCGCCATACCGCCATGCGCAACCTGCTCCGTAAGAACCGAGTCGAGTTGCAATCGGGCTACGGCGTTCAGTGGGACGTGAAAGTGAGCCAGTCCGGCTCGTCGGTCAACGTCGGCCTGGGTGCCTCGGACGCGGTGAACATCGTGGATACGATGGTGCAGGCCACGGCGGACTGGCGGAACACGACCACCAACTACGCGATCATCGGCCAGGAGATCAGCATGAATGCCGAGCCCAGCCGGATCGTGAACCTGGTGCAGTCGCGGCGCATCGACGCCATGATCTCATTGGCCGAACTGATGGAGACGAACTTCTGGGGCCCGCCGGTGTCCTCGACGGACAACCTCACTCCCTGGGGCGTGTATACCTGGATCGTCAAGAACGCGACCGAGGGGTTCAACGGCGGCGCGCCCTCGGGTTACACGACCATCGGCCTGAACCCGACCACCTATCCCAACTGGCAAAACTGGACGTACCAATATGTCTCGGTCTCCCGCGACGATCTCATTCGTCACTGGCGCAAAGCGGCCACGTTTACCGATTGGCAGCCGCCCGTTGACGGCATCCCCACGTTCAATACCGGCGATGAGTATGGTTTTTACAGTAACTATGCGGTCATCGGTCCCCTGGAAGAAGCGCTGGAATCCCAGAACGACAACCTGGGTAACGATGTAGCCTCGAAGGACGGCATGACCCTGTTCCGGCGCGTCCCCGTGACCTGGGTGCCGAAGCTGGAGGCCGATACCACCAACCCGGTGTTCGGCATCAATTGGGGCTGGTTTAAGACGTATATCCTTAGAGGATGGTGGCTTAGGGAAACTCATGTGCCTGTTTATCCTGGACAACATACCATCAGCGCGCACTTTATGGATAGTACTTATCAATGGATAACTAAAAACAGACGTGTAAATTTTGTCCTTAGCACGGGGACGACAAACCCCTCTTAAGATAGGAATTGTCTTTAATTACCAGCGTGCTTAAGAAGGTAGGCAATAGCGGCATGAAGGCGTTGTGGGTCATCCTTGAAGCAGCCCAGGCCGTTGTTGCACGACGGGCAGAGAAGAGCACGGGCTTTGCCTTGTGTGTGACAATGATCTATGGCCAGGTCATACGGCTTTTTGGTTCGTGGATCAATCGGCATTTTGCTATCGCCGCAGATAGCACATTTGCCATTTTGGGCTTTGAACATCGCTTGATATTCCGCATGGCCAATGCCGTACATTCGACGCAGGTGAGATTCACGGGCGCGAAGTTTGCCAACCCGGTTCCTCCATTTGCGATGGATTTTCCGCTTGCATTCGCGGCAGCGCGAACACCGATAACTCTTGCCGTTGGCATGGGCGTTGGGGGAGAACTCTTCGATGGGCAAGATTCGCTTACAGCCGCCACAAACTTTTTCGGCGGAATGCCAGGCACGGCTCGGCGCTTGTCGCTTATACGCTGCCCGGCAGATGCGGCAGGTTGTGTAGCCGTTCCCAGCAGGGGATGTGTCGAAGTCGCCAATGGGTTTGCATGACCGACAAACGCGGCAGGTTCGCTTTGTTCTCATGCAGGAGTTTAGCACAAAGTTGCCGGGAAGTCAAATGGCCGAGATTGCACAGCTGGTGACGCCGACGAGTGAGGATGAGCGCTTCAAGAAAATCTCGCCGCTCATGTATGAGAAGCACAAGGCGGCGCGTAAGGGGGAAAAGTACAACGCTTGTCCATATGGCTGCCAGCTGGATGACCTGGACGATCACGGCTACTGCCGGCATCTGATCGGCTTCTCGAACGATCAAAAGACGTTCGAGCCGATGTTTGTCGACCCGCATCGCGGGGAACGAATCATTCGCCCCCGCATGGAGATCATCAAGGGCACGAAGAAAAGCCGGGATCGCCTGGGCAATCCGGGGGACATTAAGCGCAAGCCGATCTGGGAGGAGGTCAAGCCGACCGACAAGCTCATCCAGATCACGAGCAGTTACCGGGTCTACCGGGACGTGGACAAAGTGGAGCCGCCGCCGTTGCCGGAGGATTTTCAAGAACTTGTGACGCCAGCGGCCGAGGAACCGGCCAAGAACAAGAAGTAAGAGCAGGCCAGGAGAGCGCAAGCAATGGCCGTAAATACGATTGACTATGCCGGCCCTCAGCCGACCAGCAGCGCCGCCATGACCGCCGATAGCAAGCGCGGGCCGACGGAGTATCTGTGGGCTCCCGTGCCGACCAGCCCGAACGCCTGGATTGCGGACTTTATCCAGGACCCGTCGCTGGGGATGCACTTCTACGACGACTTCCTGGTGACAGGCAGCGGTCCTGGTGGAGCGACCTCTTTCCAGGGCAGCTTCGGCAACTGGACGCTGTTTCAAGGGGCCGATGGCGGCAACATTGTCGGCAGTAATGCCATTGGCGGGATCATTCAGTTTGTGCCTTCTTCGGTCGCTTCCAGCAGCCAGACTTCCGGTGTGTCCACACCGGCGAATACGCTTCAAGGTCTTTCCGGGGCCTTCCAGCTTATTACCAACTCCTCGGGTGCCAGCGCCCTCCAGGGTAAGCTGGTTTTCGAGTGTCGCGTAGCGCTCACGAGCATCGTAGGTGCCAAGCGGACAGCGTTCGTGGGTCTATCGGATGGCGCGCCGGGCTCGGGCAATCCCTTCTTGTACGTGCAGGGCGGTTCCAGTAATGAGTTGTTCTCCTCGGCTTCCGGGACGGACAACAACCTGATTGGTTTTTACAACCCGAGCTATTCGGCCACATCGTCCACGCCCGACTGGAACTTCGTGTTCAAGCTGGCCAACACCGCTCCGGTATTTTGCTCCAACCTGCAAAACCTGGTATCGACGGTGCTCGGCTCGACGATTGGTGCCGGCACCTTCTATAAGCTCGGCTTCGTTTACGACCCGAATGCGGCACAGCTGCCGATCACGACGGCCTCCAATGGTCAGACCGTCGGCAACATTGCCAAGGCGATGATTAAGGTGTACGTCAACGGCATTCAGGCAGCGGCTTTTCAGACCCAAACCCAGAACATCCTCACGGCTTCGTTTCCAACGGGCATCATGGCTCCCATTGCCAGCTTCATGTATGTGGCCAGCCTCTCGGGCACGAGCAACTCGGCGACCAGCGCTGGTGGATTGATGAACCTTGATTGGATGCGCATTGCCCAAAACGCGATTACGTAACCCTTGGTTGGGAGAGCAGGAATGTTAGTCGCAGAGGCAATCGAAAAGGAGGCAAGGCAGCGTCGACAAAATGAACTGGACGGCATTGTACCGCAGCGCAGTTGTACGATTGCCGTCCTGACGCCGACCTTGGGTATCATTTCTGCCTGGTGGCATACCAGTATGCTTGGCTTGGTATGGCCGACCAATACGGGCCGCGCCCCGGTCATGGCCCAGGATATGAAGGGCAACGAAGTGGGCGAAATGCGTAATCGGCTCGTCAAGATTTGTCTGACGATGGCTGATGCCCAGAATGTCGAACTGGACTCGATACTCTGGCTCGATGACGATGTAATCGTCAGCCGCTTTGCCCTCCTTACCCTACGGGCGCATGACCGCGATATTGTGGCCGGCGTCTATATGACCAAGCTGGAGCCCGGCGCGGAGCCACTGATTTTCAAGGGGGGAGGCGCGGGGTGTGATCCGTTCATCCCAGACGAAGTTCGTGAAACCTGGGGGTACGCTCAGGGCCTTTCGCTGGTCAAGACCGATGTGTACCGGCGCATGGAAAAGGATTTGGACTTGGGCACCGACAAGTACGGCAACCCTTCGTGGTATAAGGTGCCCGAGTTCGGCATGGATACGCATGGCAATTTAATCATGGGGGGCACGGAGGATTTCCACTTTTTCAAGAATGCAGAGAAGTTGGGCATCCGGCCACTGGTGGACTGCACCAAACATGCCTTTGGTTTTCACTACGACCTCAAGGGCAAAGTGGGCTATCCCCTGCCTCAATGGAAGCAATTTGTTCGCCAAGAGCCGATTGTGTGGCCGGCGAGCAAACATCACCCGGAGGTTATATGGGAGTGAAGCAGCTGCTGAATGTGGGTTGCGGTCCCAAGGGCGGCGCGGTGCCCCGAGAGTTCCAGGCATACAAGGAAACCCGCTTGGATGTGAGCAAAACTGTGGAACCGGATATTGTGGCGTCCATTACGGCGATGCCGATGATTGACGATGAAAGTTACGACGCCGTATACGCCTCGCATGTGATTGAGCACCTGTACTTCCATGAAGTTGCGCAGGCGTTGCGTGAAGTGCTGCGGGTGCTCAAAGCGGGCGGCAGTTTTAAGGTTCAGGTGCCCGATCTGCAAAGCATCGGTGGACTGCTGGCGCTCGACAAGGCCGATGCCACCGCCTACCAGGGCGGCATGGGGCCGGTGGCACCGCTGGACATGCTCTATGGGCATCGCGGCGAAGTGGCCAAAGGCAACCTTTACATGGCGCACAAAATGGGGTTCACCGCCTCGGTGCTGAAAGCGTGTTTGCTGCGGGCTGGATTCGATCAGGTGGAAGTGGACCGTGAACACAAGTTCGATTTAACGGCCCGTGCCTACAAAGCAGAAGCCAAAGAACCAGAGCCGCCCAACGGCGAGCCGATAAGCACCAGCGCGGCGGAGGCCAGCTGTGCCTGTACGTAGTAAGCGAAACAGAAAGCCGAATCGCGCTATTGGCACCGCTCGGTATGCCACTTACTTGCGGGAATGGAGGCAAAAGAACGAAAGCTATGTTCGGGACCGTGAGTATCGTAAGCGATTCGGTATCACCCTGGCTGAATATGAAGATTTACTCAAAGTCCAGAATGGCCTGTGTGCAATTTGCAAGCAACCGTGTAAACGCGGGCGGCTTGCAGTTGACCACAATCATGCAACAGGGGAAGTCCGAGGCTTGTTGTGCAGGTTGTGCAATTTGATATTGGGAATGCTTGAGGACAACCCTGAATGGCTAAAAACAGCGGAGGCGTATCTTGCCGGCAAGATCACAAGCACAGCGGGGTTACTTGGCTGCCCACTTTGGGCCGGATTGGATGAAGCGCCATGGGTTTGATAACCCCGGTAAACTTCCGCAGTATGTTGGAAAAAGTAAAACGAAGAAGCGAGCAGGCAAAAAACGAAAGAAGAGGTAATTATGCCGCATCATGACGGGCACAAGAGTCACGACGGCCACGGCGGGCACGCCCATCGCAAGGAGCACGGCTCGCATCACCACACCGCCAAGCAGCACCGGGGTTCGGCGATGCACCTGCATAGCCACCCCGGCGGCGATGAACTGGCGCATCGTTCCAAGAAGATGCACCACCAGGCCAAGCATGGCGGGCACCACCATGCCCCGAGCCATGATGGGGTCGGCGACATGAGCATTGCCCACGGCTACAACCCGCCCGAGCACTACCAGATGGGCAAGGGCGGCGGTGAGCTAGGGGCCAACGAGCATTATTGCTAACTGCGACGGCAGCCGTGAGCCGGGAGAGCGGGGCTAGAAGTGGCTGGGATTTGTCTGGTCCGTCCCTTGCCTGGCCGCTGTTGTCCTGGGCCTGCCGCCCGCCAGGTCAGCGATCCCCGGCGCGGGCACTTAAACGCTTATGGCCGAGAGCACCCTAGCGCTGAACTACGCCGACCTGCAAAGCGAGGTCGGCTTCTACCTCGGTTTTGGCCGGGGTTCGTCCGCTCCCTATAACGACACCACGTTCAGCACGACCCAGCAGCAGACCGTGGACGCCTGCATCAAGAGCGGCCTGCGCAGCTTCTATTACCCCGATGCTCTGGAAGGCCAGGACGCGGCCTATACCTGGTCGTTCATGAAGCCGGTGGCGACCTTGACCCTGGGCAACGGCCAGGTGACGATTCCTTTGCCCGATGACTTCGGCGGCATTGAAAACCGCATGTCGGTCAATCAGCAGGGGCAGCCGGGCAATATGTTCTGGCCGGTGGAGATCGTCGGCGTGGGCCAGGTTTACCAGGCCCAAACCAACCTGCCGACCACGACGGGCAGGCCGCAGATGGCCTGCGTGGAGCCGCTGAAACTCAAGGACGGCATCTTGAGCGGGCAGCGCTTTCAGCTGCGCTTTTTCCCCATCGCGGACGCCGCCTACAACTGCATCTTTGCCTATTATGTGAACCCCGATTACCTGACGAACCCCTGGCCCTGGCCGTACGGGGGCATGATGCACGCCGAGACGATCCGCCTGGCGTGCCTGGCGGCGGCGGAAGCCTACGTGGATGACCGGATGCAGGTCAATGCCCAGCGCTTTCAGGACCGCCTGCGGGCCTCGATCACGGCGGACATGAAAACCAAGCCGCAAACGCTCGGCTATAACGGGGACCGCTCCGATGCCTTGCATACGCTCTGGGGCACGCCGGGCTGGCCGTACTGGCATTACAACGATCAGATCATGGTGAATGGTGTAGTGCATGGCCTAGCGATTGCGGTGGGCTTGGTAATGGCACTTATGGCATAAGGGAATGGTGTTCGACGTGCAAATTGACACCCGCTATGCCCCGATGATGCTGACGCACAAGACCTGGATTACCGCCAGCGCGGTGGTCGAGCCGATTCCCACGGTCACGCCACCGACCGGCGACGGCATCGTTGACATGGGCATCGCCACCAAGTCAGGAGGCGTCATTACGCTGGGCGCAATGCTGGCCAACTCCGTCAAGTTGCTGCCGCTGTTGACCGGAGTGGACAACGTAACCGGCGTGATGAACGTCTATGGCTGGGAGTTAACCGCGCCCGGCATCCTTGGGCCAACCGGCTTGTGGGTGCCAACCATCCTGGCTGTCTTTGGCAACACGGCGGGTCTCAAGGTGCCGGTGACGAGCGACGTACCAACGACCGACAACAGCGCCACGGTGCGCTTCTGCGACACCATCAGCTTGACCCTCGGCAACGCCAACATCAGCAACGAGATTCTTAGCGATACCAGTGACCGCATCGGCCACATCATCCTCGATGCCAAGGGGAGCGCACTTTTGGAAGTGCGCCTCGGCACGGGCGGCTCGGCAACCTCCTGCAACTGCTTGGTCAAGGTGCTTTGATGAGCCTGCGACGAAAAGAATTGGCCTTAAGTTCGAGCGTGACCCGCATGTTTGCCGGCCATGCGGTTGATAACGGCGGCTGGAACATCAACGTCAACGCGGGCATTACCTGGGACAACCTGGGCACGTTTACCTGGGACACCTGGACCTTACCGTGGGGCGGCTAAATGGCTGGCTTGACCGGCTTACTGCCGAAGAACTCATACGGCGACCTCATTCAGATGGGGAACTCCGGCAGCGGCATTACCGCGTCCTTGCGCCAAGTCGCGGACGGTCTGGGAAATGCTACCGGCATGTTCCTGTCCACTACGCAGATCGGCGTTGGCGGCTCGGACGTGGGCATGAAGCGGGTGGCGGCGAGTGTGGCGGCGATGACCGACGGCGGCGGCACCAACCTGGCTTGGCTACAAGAGGCGGGTTATCTGGCGCTGGCCAATAACTTCACCAGCGTTGTCAACACTTTCGCCAATACGACCTTGAGCTTCAATGTCATTTCGGGGCGCAGCTATCAGGTGGCGGGTTTGCTGGCGATGGGCAATTCGACCATTGGCGAAGGCGCGCAGCTGGATTTCAACGGCGGCGGCGCGACCATGACAACCTTTGTGATGGTGGCGCAGTCGATGAGCGGCACGAACTCGCCTGGCACGCTGGTTAGTACCTCGCTGGCGGGGGTCATTAACTGGACTTCGATTACTGCCACGAGCTACATCCAGTTCATGGGCTATTTCAAGCCTTCCTCGACGGGGACTTTGATTTTGCGAGCGGCAGAGAACAGCGCGCATGTTTCCGGCACCTTGACGATCAACGCCAATAGTTGGCTGTCGATTACCGATACCCCAACGGCTTGAGCAGGGAGGGTTTCCTTCATGAATGTGCGTGCCTTACGGCGGCTTCAAGACGCGCTGCCGAATGACCCGTTGCTTCTGACAACGGCAACCACGCTAAAGGACCTGGATTCGTTCCGCATGACCGTGTGGAACAGCGCCACGGGTTTTACTATCACGTTGCCGAAGTCTACAGGCTCTGGGAAATATTACCCCTTTGGGGTCGGCAAAACCGTCACCAGTGGCAACCATGTGGCCGTCACCGCCTCGGGCGACTTCATCGCCGGCAACATTGCCGGGGGCGTCACCAATAGCACCTTTAAGACCTTCGTGGCCAACGGCACCAGCAACACTACGGTCACGCTCAATGGTAGCACGCAAGGTGGTTTCATTGGCGACTTCATCGCCTTCTGGGATTTCCTCAGCGGCGTTTGGCTCGTCCAGGGCTGCGTCATCACCGTAGGCGGACCAAATTCCTCGATTAGTTAAACCTTGGGAGAGCAGGTATGGAGCAGGAGCATGGCTACCAAGCACGACAAGGGCGGGATCGCGGCGAAGAAGATGAAATTCAAGGGGAAGGCGGGTTTCAAGAAGGGACTCAAGCCTACCGTGAAGGGCTCCAAGGGGGCCAAACGGCGCAGCTCGTCCTGACCTGGGACCCGGCTGGGCAGGAGGTCCTGGTGGAAATCCGCAATGTCCGTCAGTGGCCGTTTGCGCTTGCGCTTTTGGACATGGCGAGAAAGAAGCTGGAGGCGTCCTGGGAGGCTTCCCAGGCCAACGCCGCTCTCTTGGAGCAGCAAAAGCTGGTCGACGGGCAGCGCTTGGCCAAGCAGATTCAGCGCGGCTTCGGCTGAACGTCACGAGTCCACAGACCTACCCCCGTCTTACCTGCTCGACGGCAAACTTTGGAAGTGGATTTCCCGCGGTTTGTTCTCCCCATTTCCAAGGCTGGGTACTGGTCCAGGGGGGCTCCGGCCGGCGTAGGCCGGAGCCTTTTTCGTTGGGAGACCGTCCATGCCACGCCGGCCGCTTGCTCCTCCTGACAAGTTTCTCGACGTGCCCTTCCCGACCTTGGGCCTCAATGTGGTCACAGCACTGGTGGCTCAGCCGCCCGGCACGACGGCCAACACGGTCAATTGCCGGGCCTGGGAGCCGACCACGCAGCGCAATCGGGGCGGATCGCGGCCAGGGCTGATCCGCTGGCGGCTCGTCCAGGTCAACGGGGCCAATATCGTCCAGGACCTGAACGTGATCGCCGTGTCGGTGGGAGCCACGCCGGGCAGCACGCAAGGGGCGACCGTCTCGACCGGGCCGGGCGGCTATTACATCCTGGCCACGGCGGTCAGTAACGGCAAGTTGCGCTTTGCCGTCTCGGGGGATACGGGCAGCACCGACCCCCTGAAAAGTCCGTTCGCCACCTGGTATCATCCGAACGTCGACACGCAATTCTTTACCACGGGCCTGGCCAGCCCCACCCGCTCGGCGGTCAACACGCAGATGACCTTCTCGGCGACCAAATACCCCTCGTTCACCGAGGCGGGCAGTTTTGGCTCCGCGCTCTACATGGTAAACGGGCACTTGGGCTCGGCGACGTTTTGGGACCCGTCGGGGCAGGGAAACGCGACCACGGCAGCCAACGGCGGCACGCTATACAACTGGTCCACGCTGGTCACGCATTGGGCGGCGAACGTGGCCTCCGTGAGTAATGTGCAATTCCCCAATGAGGCGGTCAACAGCGGCACGGCCTTTTCCGATCCGTCGCTGATCTGCACCTGGCGCGGGCGCTCGGTGTTGGCGGGCCTGGTGAAAGACCCGAATAACTGGTTCATGTCGGCGGTGGGCAACCCGCTCGATTTCAACTATCTTCCCGCCAGCCCCTCGGCCACGCAGGCGGTTGCCGGTCATCTGAGCCTCCAGGGAATGCTCGGTGATCCGGTCACGGCGCTGATTCCCTATACCGACGACGTGCTGATCTTCGGCGGTCAGCACTCGATCTGGATGATGCAGGGCGATCCGATGGCCGGTGGGGCGATGCAGCTGATTACCAGCAGCATCGGCATTCTGTTCGGCAATAGCTGGTGCATGGACCCCTACGGCAACATCTTTTTCATGTCGAACCGGGGCGGCGTTTATCAGCTGGTGCCCGGCTCGCAGCCGCAGCGCATCAGCCAGCAGATCGAGCCCTTGATTTCCCAGGTGAACCAGCAGGTCAGCAATGTGCGGCTGGTGTGGAATGACCAGCAGCAGGGGGTGCATCTCTTCATCACGCCGACGGTGCCGCCGACGACGGCCACGGGCGGGCCGGAAATGACCCAGCATTTCTTCTACGACATGCGTAACGGCGGCTGGTGGCTCGACTTCTTCGCCAACAACTACCACAACCCGTTTGCGGTCGTGCAGATGGATGGCCAGGCTCCCACGGATCGGGTGCCGCTTTTGGGCGGCTCGGACGGCTATGTGCGCTCCATTCCGGCGACGGCTCCCGATGACGACGGCACCAGCATTCAGAGCAACATCTACCTGGGGCCGATCTTGACGGCCGACATGGATGATGTGCTGCTCAAGGATTTGCAGGTGATTCTCGGCTCGACTTCGGGGCCGGTGACGGGGTTCATTGCCGTGGGGGATACGGCGGAACATGCCCTGGCGTCGTCGCCGCTGAAAATCTCCTCTTGGTTTAGCGGCCGGAACCTGGATACGTTGGTGCGGCGGGCGGGCCATGCCATTTACATCGTGATTACCGGGGCAAATCAGTGGATTTTTGAAGGCTGCCGGGCGAATGTCCGGGGCGAAGGGCTGATCCGCAAACGAGGGCATTAACATGAGTTCCTTACCGAATGTCGGGGCCTTGGCCTATCAAACCCAGGCGGTCAATCCGCCGCCGGTGAACGCCTCCGGCGGCAATCTCTTTCAAGGGGCGGGGAATATCCTCAGCAATCCCTACGGCTACCTGAGTAGCCTGGGGGGCAACTTTGCCAATGCTTATAGCAATGCCTTAAATGCCAATGTCGACCTCTATCGCCAAACCCAGACAGGTTATGGCATTACGGGAGCCAACCAGCGAGCCGCCCAGGCGCAGATCGGTGCGGGATGGAGCGGTCTTGACAAGGATGTTCTTGGTATGCTGGGCATCGGCACCGGGGGCGCGGTGGGGGCAGGCGGCGTTCTGGACGCTTCCAAGTTTGACATTACCAAGGGCGCGGCGGGGGTGCAGCCGGGCAGTTTTGGCATCGCCACGCCGGGAGCCCAGGCGATTGCCAGCAACTACATTTCCAATCAGGGGGCGCAGCAGCAGGCGCTGATTAACGCCGGCCTGGGCGGGGGCACGGTCGCCGCCAACGCGGCCGGGCAGAACGCTTTTCAGGCCAATCAGGCGCTGGGCGGTCTGGGAGCCCAGCTGGCGCTGACCGGAGCCGGCTATGCGGCCAATATCGGCATGGGGGCCCTCAACTACGCCAACCAGGCGAACATGCAGAACACGGCCCTGGACGTGGAGCGCCTCAAGGCCATGCAGCAAACCACGATTCCGTACCCGTCGACGGCAGCCTACGGCTCGATGTTTGGGGCAGCGCTCCAGGCGGCGCTGCGCGGCCAGGGCGCGGCGGGCAATCGCCAGGCGGTCGTCAATCCTTTTGGTAGCTCCTCGGGAGGTTCCCAGGGCCACACGGGGTTTATTTCGGGGAGCGGTCAGACGGCAGCGGCGACGCCGCCACCGCAGCAAACGGGTTACGGCATGTTCGCCAATCAACTCGGCTTTGAAGGAGCCAATGCCGTCGGTTACGGCACGCTGAGCCAGCAGCAAATTTCCGAACTACGGGATTTCGGCAACGTCTATACTAGCCAGGGAGCCGCCAACGAAGCCGCCAATGCGGCGAATGCCGCTTCCGGTAGCTCCGCATATAGTTACGATCCGCTGGGTCTTTTGGACCAGGGTTATGATGCCGCCGATGTGGCGGCTTTCTATGGCGGCGAGGGCGGCGGCGGCGACGGAGGCGGGGGCGGCTAATGGGCACGATCATCCGGGACACGTTCACGTTCGTCAGCAGCGGCGGTCAGCCCAGCCCGCAATACCTGGCTGATATTCACACCGGGCCTCCTGACACGCCCGCCCATACGCCCGATGTGAACATTACAGGCAATGTCTACCAGGACGTGAATTTCATCCCGGCGCTGGGGATCGTCAGCGGCTCGGGGGTTGCCAAAGCGGTCAACGTCCACGCCACGGGTACAGAGGTTCAGGCAAACACCATCAACATTCCGGTTCCTGGCAACAATGACGGCGTTTTTACCATCGACGTGAATGTGCCCACACCGGCGGGCAAAATGGCGGCGGGGCTGATTTTCCGGCTGGCCAATGGCACCTTAGAAGATTATTGGGTCATCGACATTGAGAACACCACAGGCGGGGCGGCTGCCTACGAAGTGCATGTCAAGAAATTTACCAATCACGGTGTTGGCGTTGGCGATGACCACCTGGTTTCTAGCGGCAATACCTGGGCCAATAGTACCCACAACATCGGAGTAACGCTCGACGGGAACACTATCACACCGCAAATTGACGGGGTGAACCAGACGGCCATTGTTGACGGCACGTACAGTACCGGCCAGGGTGGTGGCCCGTTCACGCTCAACGACGGCACCTTTGTCAACACCGGCCTGGACAACTACCTCGCCTCGACCAATCCTCTGGTTATTCTTACGACCTCGCTTCCCGGCGGTGGGCTGGGGATAGCTTATTCGCAGACGATCACCAGCAAAGGCGGCTACCAGCCGACGGTTGCCTATTCAATTGGCAGCGGCGCGTTGCCGCCGGGCCTGAGCATCAACAGCAGCACGGGAGTCATCAGCGGCACGCCAAGCACAGGCGGCACCTTTACCTTCACCGTTCATGCTGCCGACAGCCTCGCCAATACAGCCGATCAGGCGCTTTCGATTGTGATTACGGGTAGTTCCACGAGCATCTATGCGCTGCGTCCCGACGCCGACGCCAGCGATGCCACCCGGCGCTTTCAGCAGAACGTGGCCAATATCCTGAATGGTCTGGGTTATTCGGGCGCGATTGTAGCAACTGCCGGCGGCGGCTTCACGATTGGCACGGCAGCCACGCAGCTTAAAGTTGGGGACAATACGGCGTTGCCGGGTACGGATAACGGCACGCTTATCGGCAGCGCGGCCCCTGTTGCTGCGCCCAAGCCAGGCGGTGTTCTTTATGTTTCTGGGACGAACCGACTTTCCAATGCCATTGATTTTACCTACACGCCGGCGACCGGCTTGGTGTCAATGGGCCAGATGGTGACGGGGACGCTGTTCGCAACGACTGCTATCGACCTTGTAACCGACACCAGCGGAGCAACCAAAGTATTCACCATTACCTATTTCGCTGGCACGACAGGATTTCTTACGCAACTCACTACGTATTCGGACACGACGCAAGACGGGGTTCAGGTCGCTCCCTTTTCGGGGGATGATGCGCTGGTGGTGCTGACGGGGGTAGCGGGGCCAACCGCTCCCGGCCTGGGGGCACGAGACGCCGCGCTCAACCTGCTGTTTGGCTCCGGCCCGACTAACGCCGACGCGCTCTTTGCTGGGCGACAGGGGAATACCAACCCGGCGCTGCATGTGAATGCGAGCACGGCAAATTGCGTGACGGGTATCAACATTACCGCCAAGGCAGCCGGTTTTGGAGTGACAATTGCGGCAACCTCAACAGGGGGCACCGAAAGTTTAGCGCTCGACGCCAAGGGGGCCGGTTCATTAAGTTTGGGCACAGTTAGCACCGGAAGCCTGGTACTTGGCAATTCCAGCAACGCCGGCACGAGCATCAACAGCGGCGGTAACTTCGGCGTCTCGCCGGGGGGCGGTTCGGGCGGGCTGTGGAAACTCAACAACGGCGACTTGCAGATTGGCGCAAATCCACCGTCCAGTGCCTTCTATGTGGATGGCAGCACGAATGCCCCGAATGTCCATGCTGGCATTAAAATAACGGGCGTCAATGCGGGTGCGGGCGTGCCTGTCGTTGTTACCAGTAGCGGAACCGATGAATCATTGACGATTGACGCCAAAGGCGCTGGCACGATTACCCTGAACAATACCGCGACCGGAAAGGTGGTTCTGCGAGGAACAGGTACAAATGACAATGCGGCCAGTGGCTTTGTCGGTGAAGAGATTGAAAGCCTGATTGCCATTGGCAGCGAGGTTAATCTAACCAGCCCCACGCCCTCCAATGTGACCAGTATCAGCCTGACCAAAGGCGATTGGGACGTACAGGGCAACGTCAATTATGACGCGGCGGGCGCGACCGATACGCTCATGTCCGCCGGCATCAGCACGACCAGCGCCACGGTGCCGACGGACGGCTCGGAATGCTATTCCGGCTTCCAGTTCGTGACCACGACGTTCAAGGACAGCATCACCTTGCCGCGTAAGCGCATCAGCATTGCCTCGACCACGACCGTCTATTTGGTGGGGCAGGCGACGTTCTCGGCGGGTACGATGAAGGTCTTTGGCGGGATTACTGCTCGGAGGGTACGCTAATGCCAGTCGTTTTAGGCGATCCGAACCCCGGCGGTTTTGGCGTCAACTTGGCGGGGGCCTATCAGCGCCCGCAGCAATCCATCGTCAACCTCAACCCTGACCGGGGCGGGGGCGTGGGCCGGGCCAGCGCCAATGTCTTTGGCGGCGGCTACACCGACAACACCGCCTCGGCGCAGATGCAGCAGCAGGCCCAGCTGCAAAGCTGGCTCTTTCAGCAAGACCTGACGGCGCGGGAACAGATGCAGCTTCAGCGCGATCAGAACGCCGTTGCCTACATCAACGGCGACGAGAACCTGTCGGCGGAAGAAAAGCACAACATGATTACCCAGATCAGGACGCGGATTGACCCGGCCCGTGTCCGTGCCGAGAATGCCCAGGCCGAGCGCATCCAGCAGCAGACGCAGATGGCCATGCACTACAACTCCTTGCAGATGGCCATGCAGAATGGCGATGCGGAGTCGAGGCAGGCATTCGACCGGGCCTATGTGCGCCGCGATG